ATGTTGACATATATTTGGCTGAAATAGGGGGTGAAGCTTGACAACCTAAGTCAGTAGATGGAAAGTAAAAAGTATCTCTAAAAATGGAAGTTGTTCGCGATACTCTTTGGGAAGAATGTCTCACGAATGCGGTGACTATGTACCGTCTTAGTGAGCCAGACGACAGATGTTATCATCTCGCGGATGCGACGTGGAAGATGAAAATGCGATACTTGAAACATCAACAGAAAAAAGATACTCGAAAGATCATAGTTTTAGAAAAACCCCCGGAACTCGTGAATGAACAGAGGACATCTAAGAAGATTTGTTGTGCGACGACTATGACTGGGAAGCCGTGTTCTTTTAAGGCGGTATGTGGCGACTATTGTAGGAAACATAGTGTCAAGAATACCACGATTGGGGCAAAGGTTGATGTGTCTCAAATTAAAATCGTTGACTAATAGAAAGATGATGTTAGACCAAGAAAGTCTTAGACCTGTAATAATATCGATGGCTCTTTACATCGTAATAAGTATTGTCATTCCTCGCCTAATTACAAAGCCCACTGGTATCAAAGCAATTGATGATCTTGTGATGACCATCATTGCCCAAAAGGATTCACTTATGAGTGGTACCATTCTCATTGGTCTCATTACTTTGGGTACCAATTACATTCAGGAAGAACTCCTGTAATACATTTTCCCTCCCAACGAGTTTCTTAGTGTGTGTGTGATCCATGTGGCGAATGCGGTTGTCATACGCGTGTCTCATGAATTCCAAGAGTTGGTCAAAGTTTGGTTTACCCCAAACCATACCTTTTTTGAAGAGGAAATCATCCTTCTCCAACTCCTGAAGTTCACAATCGATAGTGTAAGGTGTCTTTACATACTCCGGTGCACCCCCATAGTTTGTTATGATGACAGGTTTGTCACGGAGTGCGGCTTCAACTGCACCCATACCAACACCTTCGGAATGGGAAAATCCAACATAACAATCTGACCGATCATGTATCTTATCCATTTCTTCATCGGGGATTACATCATTTATAACTTCAACTCGTGGTAGTTGAATGTCTATATTTTGGTTACACGTCGCCTTTACAAGGAGTCTGGTATTGGGTTCATTCAATCGCACAAAAGCTTGGAGAATATCTCTGAACTTTTTTCGGGGGTCCATGATATTTCCGATGTGGTAGAAAGTGTATGGTTTCTCACGGGGTTTGGGGATGTGTGCGTGAATGACATAGAAATCATTGCCAGGAAACTGGCACGAGAGAACCTTTTTACAGAACTCACTCGGGACTGCGACCTTCTTAAACTCTTTCATGATGAGACCATAGTCCTCGTGAACTGTTTCAGTTTCACATACGGTCATACAGGCCAGATTTTTTACACGCTTTTTTACATATTGAACATACTCCATTTGGTTTTGGAGTGGGAGTAAAAATATGAGGGCATTATCTGTTTCGGGTATAGTAGAACCTATAATATAATAAGTAGAATGAGGTGTAAATAGCTTGGTGTATTTTATAGCATGATTTCCAATACCAGTATTGAGTGGTGGTCCGATCACAATCATTTAGTATAAAGATAATCTTTCTTTTATATATATAACAATGGACGCTCTACGCAAAGAGATCGACGATGAAATCAAACGCACCCGCCTTGACAAAACACGGTTGTATGAACTACTTGTGAAGATTATTGATCAGTGTGGTGGTCCAGCTGGTGAGGGATCTGTCGGTCCAGCGGGTCCAGTGGGTCCAGCGGGTCCAGCGGGTCCAGCGGGTCCAGCGGGTCCAGCGGGTGAGTGCAAGTGTGTGGCAAAGGTCACCACTACCACCACCCCCACCCCCAAGAAGACTGCCCCCAAGAAGAAGGTGGCCTCTACCCCCCAAGCTTAATAAAGAATATACACTATAAAATATATATATGACTACACTTATTCATATTTACAACACGACAGAGGGTCCTAGACGTTCTCGGGGTATAACCAGACCCGTAAAACGTCGAAGTGCAACGACCCTCGAAAGTCTTCAGCGTAAATCTGAAAAAGATACGTTGAAAATAAGCGAACTTCAGGAAGAGGTTAGAAAGCACAAGATGGCGCAAAAGAAACTCAAGATGTTGACACAATGGAATTTACGTTCAACAGAGTCATCACTCAAAGATGTGCGGGACATTTTACATATATTAGAGGAGCTCTATGGGGAGTTTTCCTATGACGAACTTTAGGTGGCATAGCTCCCATGTACAGTGGTTTAAGTAGGGGAGCTTTTATTTACCCACCACATGAACCCACCCAACATGGATACCAGAATGATCATTAAAACTCCAAATGAATATTTTTTTGGATTCTCTTCGGGTGGTTTATCGGGTAATTTTTGAACATTCTGATTGAGAGAGTCTATCTTTTTGGTAAGTTTTTCGAGAGCCATGAGTATTTGAAGTTCTCTATCTCTGGGTTTCTCTTTGACATTGACTGTGGTAATTTCCAGAACCATGTACCACTTGGCATCTGGTTGGAGTGTCTTATAATCATTATCATCTTGATGTTCATATATTTTAAAGTTCAACTTTTTGATTGATATGGGATTGAAATAATTTGTTTTACGATTAAAACTTTTCCATTGTTTGTCTCTTACGAGAAATCCATTGCTCCCCGTGAAATGTCTTTCGAGGGGTACCCTCGCTAAGAGTTGACCATGTCTTTCATCGAGAATCTGTGCGACTTTAGGAACTTCTGGGCACACGATGTCAACAAACTTTGCTACATCTGTACCAGTTCCAGCTGTATCCCCCACTTGTGTGATGTAAAAGTCGACCATCTTGATTCCGAGAACCCTACTCATATCTTCTATGTGGGTGTTTGATTCTAAAGTCAGGTCGAGGGAAAATGTATTATTTGTACCATTTACAAAGTTCGAATCAATTATTACGTACTGAACTTTTTTAGGTATGTCTTCGATGGACATTCTAAAGTATACTGATATAAAAAAATATTATATTTTCATTGTATATGACCCCATTTCATTCGTTTATGTCTCTTGCAGGGGTGCTTACTCTTTGGATGGTTCCAGAATATATAAAGATGTTTAAGAGTATAAAAAAGAAGTGACATTCTATAGTATAATGTTGTTTCAGGCAATTGCCAACACCACCGTGGACATGGGTCCACAGTACCTTACGAATATTTACAAATGGGTAAAGTCTGCTGTATGGGATGCACCCTATCGTATTTACCTCGATGTCCAACTTGAGAAACAAAGGCTCGAACGAAACCTAAGTCTTCAGGAAAGTGACAACGAAAGTCATACCGATTAATGGACTACATTCCACTCTATACTGACGAATTTGCAGTGGCTTTTTGCCAGGCTACTGCACCACTTTGTCCAGACGTTCAACGTTTGATTTGGCGGGAAGTTATTTCACCCCCAAAATTGAAAACTCCACCACCCGCACCAAAAAAATGTCCGAAATATTCAAGAACATGTTCGGTTTCTTTACCCAGAAATTTGTTCGGAAACAAGAGTACCAACTAGTTGAAAGCATAAATGAGTGTAATGAAAAGATAGGTCTTGAATTTCCCATGGATGATAAAATTGTTCGTAATCAGCAGTTAAATGTTCTATATAAGAAGTGTAAAAGGTTGATATCATTCTTATCGATAAATGGTCGAGATCGTAGAATTCTAGATGAATTGGTTGACTTGACTGACGAGGTGAGAACTTCAATGTATAGAGAATATGATACAAAATTTTTATTTGACAATTTTAGATTGATTCAGTCAAAGGCAAAATTGTCTTCAACTTCAACATTCAACCTAAGTCAAATGAATAAAATATAAAATATAAAAAAATGGAGCAACTCCGTAAACTCATGGAACTTGTAGACAAGAACGTCGGTACCATCCCAGAAGGGGACTACATAGAGATGTGTAACTCTATGAAAGCCATCCACGATCTTGTAAATGAGCCCAGACGCCTAAGATATGAACCCAGTATTTATTTGGGGTACGATACGAGTTTACCGACGACTAACGATGCATTATCCGGTGCACCCTTAGATTTCTATTCACAACCATACAGTATTGATGAGGCAACTATGGAAAGTTTAATGGATGAGGGGCATTCGGTTATGAGGGCTGCAGAGTTATTGATCCAAGATATAATGATAGAACGGGGATGTCTTCCGGGTGAAGCGGCAAATCGTTTGATTGAGAGGGGCGAAGAACATGTAGAAACAATTCGTTTAGTTGCATCAAACCTAAGTGCGACATTGTAATGTAAAATGTAAGAATGTCTGTTCAAGAACTTATGAGCCTCATCGATGAAAATTCTTCTTCCATCCCCGAAGGAGAATATCTTAA